TATGTTTATTCAAATGCTAGAGGGATTACATCCACAAGAAGCAGACATATTAACTCTAGTTAAAGATGGTGGATTGGAAAGACAGTATCCTAAGATCACAAGAGGTGTTGTAGAAACAGCATACCCAGATATTGTATGGGGTAGTAGATAATGAAAGATGATATCAGAAAACAAATAAATGATATCATTGAGGGTGAGATCCAGAATGGGATCAATGATTATATTGAGAAAAAAGGACGTGGGTTTGATGGTAAATTAACTGCTGACATAGACCAAGATGAGGTAGATAAGTTAGTTAAACAGTATAAAAAGATAAAGAAAGCAGCTAAATCCAATTTAGGTCAAGTAAGAAAACTTGAATTGCTTGATAAGTATGGTAAACCCTTAAAATAAAATAAAACTGTATCACAAATTACAAAAGAACTTGCATATATAGTATAAATGTGTTAGTATAAACACATCGTTCATCCAATGCAAGGTCTAGCATTACTGGCACTGCTTCTATCTGAACATAATAGTTTTCATTGGGAAATGTCATGTGCAGAATGGAACCAAAATAGGATTGAGATACTGAGTGATCAATCTCTCAATGCTGATGCAAAGGAGTATCTTATAGATTACTTCAGAGTGAAAGTACCAGATGAGCAATGTGAAACCTTTATTATTGGACGCAAGTAAGCCGACACGGAACGGGTTCGTTCATCCCTTTGGGGACGCAAATGCCGACTGAAGGAACGGATATTCACAACATCCAATTACTTTAGGAGAAAACCAATGGCACAAGTCACTTACAGAGGTGTTAAGTATGACACCAATGACAGCAAAGATTCTGTACAGTCAGCATCACAACTTACTTACAGAGGTATAAAGCACACAAGTAAAGTTGGTGCTTAGTCAGAATATAGGGAGGGTTGTTACCCTCCTTTTTTTATGCTATAGTGATAAATAAAAATAAAGCCATGGACAAGGGTAAGCTAAAGGTTTTATTGTTTGACCTAAAAAACATACTCAATGAACTTGAGTCTGAGGTTTATTCTGATGCAAATTCTTATGTTGCATCTGCACAAGCACCTCTAACTGATTATGAAGAAATTTTTGAAGGAGATGATGATGGTTACGCAGACTGAAGAAAAATATTCAAATGAGAGATTGAAGTTGAGAAAACAATGCCTTTCAATCCTGTTGAAGAAGTATGAAATAACCACTGAGTCTAAATACTCACTCAGGGACATTTATGAGTGCGCAGAAGAATGGACTCATAAGTACAAAACGTCCAATGGTGTAGTAGACTATTTTAAGGCATATTTTTCAAATGGGAGTCAGAAAATCAGCAAAGAGATTAATCAAGTTAGCTAAGAAGAACCCTAATTTATACACTAGGGAAGATGTAATCTATGCTAAATTAATTAAAAAACAACAAGATGAAAGAAAAATCAGTGAAGTTAATATCAGTAACACCTGATGCTGAACAAACAATGGCACACATTGCCAGAGTTTCCAATCCAAATAATCAAGATAATCCAAACTATGCTGGATTATTAAGATACTGTATCAAGCATAATCACTGGTCTGTATTTGAGCAATCCTCAATGACCCTTGAGATTGAGACAACACGTGCAATTGCAGCACAGATATTAAGACATAGATCTTTTACTTTTCAAGAATTTTCTCAGAGATATGCACAGAGTAATGAACTTGGAAAGATTGAATTACCAGATCTAAGAAGACAAGATACAAAGAACAGACAGAATTCAATTGATGATGTAGATCCTTTTGTCAAGCAGAAATTAGAAGCACAAATGATAACCCTTTTCAGTTCTGCACAATCATTGTATAATCAAATGATTGAAGAGGGAATTGCTAAAGAGTGTGCTAGAATGGTTCTACCACTATGCACACCAACAAGAATCTATATGACAGGTTCTGCTCGCTCTTGGATTCATTATATTGAATTAAGATCAGCAAATGGAACTCAAAAAGAACATATGGATATTGCTAATGAGTGCAAATCTGTTTTTATAGATACCTTCCCTACCATTGCTGAAGCTCTGGAGTGGAGCTAAATACTAACATTGTTGAACAATTATGCCTACTTACCCTGTGAAAAATAAAGTGACTGGAGAGGAAAAAGAACTCTCTATGACTATGAAAGCATATGATGATTGGAAAAAAGAGAACCCAGACTGGGATAAAGACTGGTCAAAGGGTTGTGCTACTGCATCACGTGAGTTTAAGTGGACTGGAGAAGCAGCATCCAGTGGATGGAATGAAGTATTAGATAGAGCATCCAAACAACCTGGTGCTAATGTCACTAAAAATCGCGATTACAGTTTCTAAGTATGGCAAGAAAAAAACCTTCTGCAGGTATTGGCACAAATCCCGTTCCTTTTGGAATGAGTAACAAACAAATGAAAAGGAAGAAACCAATCAATCTTGATTATATAAAAAAGATTGAACCTCTTACTGATAATCAGCGAGTATTCTTTGACTCTTATAAAGAGGATAAGAACTTAGTTGCTTACGGTTGTGCAGGTACAGGTAAGACTTTCATTACTTTATATAATGCATTGATGGATGTTCTTGATCCCAAGAGTCCATATGAAAAGATTTACATTGTTAGATCATTAGTTGCAACACGTGAGATAGGATTTTTGCCTGGTGATCATGATGATAAATCATACCTTTATCAGATACCATATAAACATATGGTTAAGTACATGTTCCAGATGCCAGATGATGCATCATTTGACATGCTATATGGAAACTTGAAAGCACAAGATACTATTGATTTTTGGAGCACATCTTTTATCAGAGGAACTACTTTTGATAGAGCAATAATAATTGTAGATGAATTTCAGAATCTAAACTTCCATGAATTAGATTCTATGATTACAAGAATAGGACAAGATTCTAAAATTATGTTCTGTGGAGATGCAACTCAAACAGACTTAGTGAAACAGAATGAGAGGAATGGTATTGTGGACTTCTTACGCATCTTGCGTAATATGCCATCTTTTGATATAATAGAGTTTGGTGCAGATGATATCTGCAGAAGTGGTCTAGTCAAAGAGTATATCATTTCTAAACTTGAACTTGGAATAGAACTTTAATGTTTAATCATGTAAATATAGATCTTCCTTCTTTAAACAAAGAAACTATTGATGGTGTCAGATACTATGATGTTCCTGGCAATGCAAAACTAGTTTCAATTACATCTATCACTAGTTGGATCAACAGAGAAATCTTTCGTGAATGGAGAGCAAGAGTTGGAAATGAACAGGCAGATAAAGTAACCAAGGCTGCTACAAGTCGTGGAACTGATATGCATACTCTTACTGAATATTACCTTAAGAATGAAGAACTACCAGAGGTACAACCTCTATCAGAATATCTTTTTAAACAATCAAAACCAAAATTAAATTTGATTGATAATATTCATGCCCTAGAGAAATCAATGTACAGTTTGCAGTTAGGTATTGCAGGAACTGTTGATTGTATTGCTGAGTATAATGGTGAACTTGCCATTATTGACTTTAAATCTTCTAAGAAACCAAAACCACGCAAGTGGATTGATCATTACTTTGTTCAGTGTGCTGCATATGCTTGTATGTTGTATGAACTAACAAATATACCAGTGAAAAAATTTGTAATCTTAATGTCTTGTGAAAATGGAGAATGCGTAGTTTATGAAGAGTACAATAAAAAGAAATATATCAAATTACTCTCTGAATACATTAGAGAGTTTGTTACTTTCAAATTACAAGAATATGGCAAAAGCTGATGGAAAAAATTTAGAGAAGTTAATAGAAAATAAATTCTATTGCGCTAAAAGATTCACTGAAGCAATTGAAACTCTTGCTCATGAAAAAGATGGTATGAGTTATGTTGATGCCATTGTACATTTTTGTGAACAGAATAATATTGATGTGGAATCTGTTCCTAAATTAATTACTAAACCTTTGAAAGAAAAACTAAAAGGTGAAGCAATGGAATTAAATTTGCTTAAGAGAACATCTCATGCTAAACTTCCTTTATAATGCCAACTAGATCTGAATTAATGCATTACAGACTTCAAGCATGGTTACGTGAAAACCAGTGTGAGGAGTTTGAATACTTAGGTAAAAGACCTGATGCTTTAGGAATACCACAACATTGGTATCGTATTGCAGATGTTGAAGTTACTGCAGATCAGGTTGAAGAACTTGAATTGATGGATGATGCTGAAAGTGAACCCCTTTGAAACCTACAAAACATTTATAGGTATGAAGTCACACTTCATAAGAGAGAAGTATGACTATGCAAGATATGGCAACAAACTTTCTAAATTAACTGTACAAGGATTTTACAAGAGAAGAGACAGACAGTTTTTTGAAAGGATGTCAAGACAGTATAATGATCAAGAGATACAAGATTTTTTCATAGCTAATTTTGCTACTGATGAAGATCCATCTACTGTTTATATGCCAAACATAATTAAGAATGGAGAGAAGACATATACATCTTGGAAAAAGAGAATACAATCATTAGCATATACATTTACAGAGGAAGCACATAAGTTATTTGATAATCAAAAAGTAGATGATATATTTGATTGTTCTAAGGGACACCCACCAATATTAAAAAGTTATTTGAGGGGTGACACAAGTTTGGAAAGTATGGTAATATATGATAGAATACTAGGGTACAGAACTAACTTTGATAAACAAATTTCAGAGCATGATCCTGTATGGGGAATGGTGAGTATGAAGATAAGGAAGTACACTCCTTTCCTAAATATAGATGTATTCCGTTATAAAAAAATTCTAAAAGAGATTGTTTCACAATGAGATTTTTAGACTCTGAGATTGTTAGAAAAGAAATGCAAGACATTGAGACTTTACAAAAAAAAGTCTATGGTAATGTCTTTAATTTTCCTAATATGAACAGAGAGGATAAAATACTTCATATTGAACTTCTTGAAGAATTAATAGAAAAACAACAGATTTTCTATAAGAGATTGAGTCTCTCTGATGACCCTAAGGCAAAGGAGATACGAAAAACTGTTATGGATAGTGCTGAAATGTTTGGATTTAAATCTGATGGTGATTTGTCATTGATGTTTGCACAAATGTCAGCGGCAATTGGTGAAATGAAAAAACAACTTGACAAGTCGTAAATTTACATTATAATAACTGAGTACAAACAAGCCAAATACAACAAATACGAGGTAAACAAAATGGGTTTTAAAGACCTTAAAAAGCAGAGTTCTTTGGGTTCTCTAACTAATAGATTAGTTAAAGAAGTAGAGAAAATGAACAATGCAGGTGGTGGAAATGTAGATGATCGTCTCTGGAAACCAGAGGTTGATAAGAGTGGTAATGGCTATGCTGTTGTCAGATTTCTACCAGCACCAGATGGAGAAGAACTTCCATGGGTGAAACTATTTTCTCATGCATTCCAAGGACCAGGTGGATGGTATATTGAGAACTCACTTACCACAATAGGACAAAAAGATCCTGTTGGTGATCTTAACAGGACACTATGGAATAGTGGTAATGATACAGACAAAGATACTGTAAGAAAGCAGAAGCGTAAGTTATCTTACTATAGCAACATCTATGTTGTTAAAGATCCTTCTAATCCTCAGAATGAGGGTAGAGTATTTCTTTACAAGTATGGTAAGAAGATCTTTGATAAGATCATGGATGTAATGCAACCTGAGTTTGAAGATGAGACACCAATCAACCCATTTGATCTATGGGCAGGTGCAAACTTCAAATTGAAGATTGTTAAAAAGGATGGTTTCTGGAATTATGATAAGTCAGAATTTGACTCTCCTAATCCATTATTGGAAGATGATGATGCACTAGAAGCAGTATGGAAGAAAGAATTTTCTTTAACTGCATTTACTGCAAATGATCAGTTTAAAACATATGATGAGTTAAAGACTCGTTTAGATTATGTTTTAGGAGCAAAGGCAAAGTTACAAGTAGCTCAAGAAACTGAGTTTGATAACTATGCTGCTCAAGAGACACAGAAAGTAACTGAGGAAGAAGTTCTTAAGAAATTAGAAACTTCCTACCAAGAAAGCAAAGCAGTTGAAACTGTGAATGCTCCTTCTTCTGAAGAGGAAGAAGATCCACTAAGTTACTTTGCTAAGTTAGCAGAAAGTTAATTAGGTCAAAACAAAATTGACTTTTTAATTCCAAAATACTGGGAAAAAATTTCCCAGTATTTTTTTGTGCCTATTACTTTTTTTATTCGTATATTCTTATGTTTTCGCCTTTGACAACATTCTTAGAAACATACTGAGTGCTTCCTTTTTGATACTTCATCAATTTCTCCATTTCTTCTATAACCAATCCAATAAATCTAGGTTTGATTATGTTTATATTTCTCTTATCATCATTCAATCTATCTTCATAAACTTGATTTGTAATTTCAGTAACTATGTTTGTAGAAACAGTTTGTTCAACTCTTAGTCCAGTGTCAAAGTAAGTAATAGAGAAATTAGATGGCACTTCTAAACCCTTTGGAACAACTACTTTTCCAACAGAGTTTTTTATTTCTTGTGTTTCATGATGGTGAATATTTTGAAGTGCTGCATCTGATCCATACTTACCAATTAGATAATCATAATATGACTTGTGTTCTAGTGGCCACTCCTGTTGCACATTAATAATATTATTTGCAAGCAATACCATCCAATCTAAATTAGAATCACCATAAACTTTGAATGCCACATTATCAGGTCTTTCATCTGATATAATCTGATACTTTGTAAAGAAAGTTAGATCATTGAATATGACCTGTGATATTTTAGTTCTCTTAAATAAATTTTTTACCCTAATATAATCTGATATGTTTTGCGCTTTTGAAAGACGACTAACATAGTCAAAATCTGGTACGTATCTAAAAAACTTTTTTGCCATTGTTAGAATCCCATAGTTGATGCTTCATCAAATCTACCTTTACCACCATACTCATCTGCATAGATTGGTTCAATCTCACCAAATGACATGGATATTTGATATGCAGTCATAGATGGTTCACCTCTGTATGTCATATAAGATCCATCTGGTGTATAGTTCACTGTGAAACTAGTACAAGCACATGGTTTAAATTTATTCATAAATGGGTGCTCTCTATTAGTATCACCAAATATATATTCCAATTGAAAAATTCTAGGACTCTTTAAGAATAATGCTTCTGAAGATCTTTGAGGTGTCATATTTCTCTTCATTGCTCTAATCATTCTACGAACTATTCCTGCTTCTTCAGCATCTCTAGGAGTGAGTGTGAAATTAAAACTGAAACTTCTTAAATTAGGACCAGTGAATAATAACTCAAGGTTAGGATTAATAACCTGACCTGTAGAACGACCTAAAACATTAGCACCAACTGCTTGACCAGCAAAATATGCTGCTACTTGTGATTTAGTTCCATCATCCATTGCTAAATTTGCTAGATCTCCTAAACCAGATCCCAATGCATCCATTGCTCCTCTAAAACCTCCTTCACCTGCAAAATTTTCAATAGCATTTTGTGCTGTTCTAGCACCTGCTGCTTGCACAGCATTTAATGAATCACCACCCCAACTAACTGCTGTTGATTCTGATAGTTGTGGTTGCATAGGCAACTGAATAGTTTCATACCTTCTTGTAAATCTAT